ACAAGGAAACTTACCACCTCCACGAGCTGCTGACGAAGTACCACAAAAAGCTCTGGTGGTACATTACTCAGAGTGATTACAACCTATACTTCCACAACGGCAGGGTGTACACGAAGTACACTGATATTTTTACGGAGGGCAAAGAGTGACACAGTATTGCCGGTATTGTTCTCTGGCGGTTCTGAATGACGACGATTTGATTTACTGCGAAGCAAAAGACGAAATGCGAGAGGGCAAGCAGATAAGAAATCCGAACAAGTGCAAGCACTTTGAGTTCAACCCGGTGGACGTTCTGGACGAGAACAAAAAGTATAGACCGAGAGAACCGAAGAAGAAAAACATTGAGGGGCAGGTGAGCTTTTTATAAACCACTGGAAACCAAACCTGCCCAGATCAGACCCCACCGCAGCTTTCGCCCGTACATAAGCAAATGAGCGAAAGCGAGGAAATATGATTCTTTTTATTATCGGCGCACTGTTTGCACTGATTGCGCTGGCAGTCCTGATTTTCTCGGATGATGCAAAAAGAGCTGCAATCATCCCGGCGGTGGTGGCCGTCATTTTTATCGGCATTTCCTGTGTGTCCTATGTCCCTACCGGTTATACCGGCATCGTCACAACCTTTGGCAAAGTCGAGGATGGCACGAAGGACGCAGGTGTGGTGTTCAAGGCCCCGTGGCAGTCCATCGTGAAGATGGATAACCGTGTTCAGGAAATGAGCATGGACTTGTCAGCGTTCAGTTCTGACATTCAGGAAGTCTCCACCAGTGTGGCGGTTGGCTACCGGATCAATCAGGCAAATGCAATGACCATCTACAAAGAGGTCGGCAAAAAGTATGAGGACACCCTGATTACTCCCCGTGTCCTTGAAACGGTGAAAGCTGTAGTTGCCCACTACGATGCAAGCAGCCTGATTTCTAACCGGGATGCAGTCGCTTCCCAGATGGACACGAAACTGCGGGAAGTGCTGGCACAGTACAACATCGACCTGCAGTATATCAGCGTAACCAATTTTGACTTCACTGATACCTTTACCGATGCGGTGGAAGCAAAGGTCAAGGCCCAGCAGGAAAAGGAAAAAGCCGAGACTGACGCCGACAAGCGCCGTGTCGAAGCACAGGCCACGGCGGACGCTGACCTGATCGCAGCCAATGCGGAAGCGGAAAAGTCTAAGGTTGCAGCGGACGCAGAGTTGTACGTTGCAGAGAAAAAGGCGGAAGCAAACCGCGCCCTGAATGACAGCCTGAACAGCAACCTGCTGGAATACTACAAGATCACCGATGTGGAATCCCGCTGGAACGGTGAACTGCCTGCCTATGTTGGCGACGGTAACAGCATTCCCATTATCAACGGCATCAACTGACCTTTTGGAGCCGCCCGGTGCGGCGGCTCCTTTTTATGTGAGCATAGGGTATAGGCCCCGCCCGGTTCAAGCCCGGAAGTGCCCGCCGAAAAAATAAACAGAAGGGAGCAGACGATGGCAAAGTTCAGCATCATGCTGTTCGGCTTTGACAGCTACACAAAAAGCAGGATGTGGCTGCCGTATAAGCTGGAAGCGGAAAAGGCCGATGCGGCAGTCCGCGAAGCGCGTGCGCGGGCAGGGAGAGCCTACCCGGAATTTGTAGAAGATGAAAGACCTGATGTGGAGGTGGTAAAAAGATGAAACTTTCTGCACTGGCTGCCCAAATCAAAAGCTGCGGTCATTGTGAGGTAATCAACAACGGCGGAAGGATTTTTGTTGGCACGGGAAGTGCTTTCTACTGCATGGACGGCTACCCCAGAACGCAGGATGCGGGAGAACTGGGCGCTATGCTGGGTATTCCGCAGAAGAAGATGAAAAACATCTTCTATCACGAGGAATGCACAATCGACGGGAAACTGTACGGCGTAAAGTGGGACGACGAACCGGAACATGAAGGAAATACCTCTGAAATCAAAACTCGGATCGCGGTCAACGGAGAAGAACTTATCGCGTTGCGAAATCCTGATGGCAGTGTTGGTTTCATCCGGTCGGAGTCGCTGAAACCGGTGGAAGGTGAACTGAACAAGGAGTTTGCACAAATTTGTGTGCGTCCTGCCAATCAGGACTGCAGGTTCATCTATGCCATAAAAGACGGCATGATCCTTCGGGCGTTGATAGCGCCTATGAACATCAAGGACGATGTGGCGGATGATCTGGACGAGATCATCGCGGAACTGATGTCCAGACGGCAGCAAAATATCGTCAAAAAAATGCACGACGATTTGCAGGACGTGATTGCACAGGAAACTGCAGAGAAAGCCGCGCAGGTTGAAAACGAACAGGAATAACAGGAAAGGAAAACGACCATGAGCAAGATTTTGAAAAGCACAACTTTGGGCAATGTGAAAAATGGCGGCATCTTCAAGGCACTGGGCAAGGAGTTTGTGAAGCTGGATGCAGACGAACACGGCTGTCTGGTGCTGGCAAAGGACATTTGGACGAAAATGCCGTTCCGTGATGGTGACGACCCGGAGTGTCCAAACGATCTGCGCCGGAGCGATGTTATGAAGTATCTGGGTAACTGTCTGGCAGAGTTTACCGAGAAGGGTACGCCGCTGGATACTTTTATTCCGTTCAAGATCGACCTGCAGGACACAACCGGACAGACCGAATACGGAACCGTTGAATACAGAATCGGCCTGTTGACCCTGCGTCAGTATGGAAAGTATTGGCGGCTGATCCCGAAGGTAGATACGCCGTGGTGGTTGGCGACGCCTTACGGTACGCCGAATTGCTCTCCGCGCACCAGCTATTACAACTACGTCTGGAGCGTCAACACCGATGGCTCCCACTACGACATCTGGTACTACGACTCCTATGGTGTTCGCCCCGCTTTGTACTTTCCCTCTACACTCTGGGTCTCTACCGAGGATGAAGGAGAAGCCGGGTTTTGCCTCGCCGATGTTCCATTGGATGATCTGCTGGCTGAAATCAAGAGCCGGGCGGAGGAATAACCATGGACGTTATCACAAAAGATGTCCGTGCTCTGGCAAAGAAGGAGCTGGCGGCAGCAAACCGCCGCTTTCGGATGTTCGCAAGTCCGCATGAAGGGTATGCGGTGATCCGGGAAGAACTGGACGAACTGATAGACGAGGTGCGGAAGCTCCACTTTGGCTTGACAATCCGGCTGTGGCGAGATGTCAAGAGAAACGAACCCATGAAGCGGGAGCACCTGAATCTCATTTATGATGTGGCAATCCACGCAGCGGTGGAAGCTATTCAGCTGGCAGCAATGGTCAAAAAGTACGAGCGCAGCCAGCGGCACAACTGGCCGGGCGGCAAGGTGCCGGACTATGGAGCGGAGCCTGCACCTCTGAAAAAGAAAGGCGGGGAAACGGTATGATTTTGGCAAAGGATGATATTGAAAAGGCTGTCAGCTGGTGGGCTGGGAAGCTGCTGGATCACCAGCCGCACAGCAACGGAGACGATAGCTTTACCTCTGTTGCAGTGTGCTTCCTTGCGGATACGATGCGACAGAGCGTTACGCTGGATCAGCTGAACACATTCAAGGCGGCATTGGCAAAAAGCATTGAGGAATACGCGAAAAGCATTCAAGCTTTCGGCTTTTCCATCGGGAGTGATTACGGCCCGTGCAAAATGCTGGCCGATGCTGCCGCCGAAGCTGGCATCGACAGAGCAAACTTTCCGTTCAAGACGACAATGTTTTTTACGGAAAAAGAGGGGGTTCTGGTACGGGATGGCTACGGTGCCCCGGCTGTCAGGATTTGTTGAGGTGACAGAATGGTAACAAAAAATAAGACCCCGGCAGAGGTTGAGGCCGTGACCATCACCATGAGCCGGGAGACAGCACAGGCCGTGAAGCAGGCGTGCGAAGAATACCTCCGGTTCCGCATGGGCCAGTTTGAGGACTTCACCAATGAGGTTTGCTGCTGGGATTATGTGGACAAGATGGAAAAGCGGTGCCACACGACCGAAGAACGAAAGCAGTTTCATAAAGACCACGAAGCGGATTTTCTCAAGTGTATGCGGCTTCGTAACCAGATGCGGCAGGGCATGGACGCACTTTGGAAGCAGAACGTTCCGCCTGCATCTATCGACACGACCATGAAGGGAGCATACCGGGCAGAAACCGTCTGGCTGACGATCCGGTACGCGCTTGCGTGGCACGACTTCCCGGAGGGTGGACAGTGGGTCGATTTCTATGAACCGATGAACCGTTCGGATCAGCCCATGCCGAAAGTGGAACTGAAACTGAAAGGCGAAGAAAAATGACGATCACAACATACCCGGACGGTCATTCCGTCCAGCAGGGAACACCGGAAGAACTGGCGCAGTTCATTTTCGCGGCGACGGAGGTTCAAACCTTGCAAAAATTCAAAAGTCTGGTCGAGGCAATCCCGGCGGAAATGGAGAAACAAAGGGATATTGTGGTGACGATACCGGATTTGCCAAAGAAGAAGCGAACGCCCAGAAAGAAAGCGGGAAAAGAAAATGAAAGAAAAACGTCTGGTTGATGCAAACCATTTCATGCAGGTACTCAAGAACATAGAGTATGCACTGAAAGGGGAGCTGACACACGGGAAAATCAAAACCAGTGTAGTGCAGATGATCGAGGGCAGTTTGAATGCCGAACCGACCATTGCCCCGGAGAGCCTGCAACCGCTGACATACAACGAGAACCGGGACTACATAGACTGCGACGAATTTATTTGCCACAAGTGCGGCATTCACGTTGAGGACTGGAAGCAAATCAAAATCGACCCGGACGACGGGGAGAAAGAACTTTGCGAGTACAAGTTTAAGCACTGCCCAGAGTGCGGCGCAAAAGTCACTTCACACAAAAGCTGTGAATTTTGCAGGTGGCA